GACCTATAACGAAGGTGAGTATAAGAATCCGGCTTCTTGTCAGAGTACTCTTAGCAAAGCCGTAACCAGTCTGAAGGCTGCGTGCTTCTTAACACTGAGAGATGGCCGCCTCTACATTGTCCGGAGGGACATCGCTGTAGGGTAACATATCGTTACCTGAAGCAGTTCAAAAAGAGCAAGCTGAAAAAATGACTAAAAATTTCTGTATTAGTCCGCTTGATTTTTGAATAAAGATAATATATAATATAAACAATGAGAGGAGGACTGTAAGTGAAAGTCATTGACATGAAAGCTCCTAAGGACGACCCTATCTTCGCACTTTGTTACGGAGATTCAGGTACGGGGAAAACTCACTTGGCAGGCACGCTGGGCGAGATGGGTGAGGTCCTGATTATGGAAATTGATAAGGGTCAAAAGACCCTCCAGTACGCCCCGACGCTGCAGAAGGCTCGTGAGCATATCACGATTTGTACCTTCGATGCGTTCAAGGACCTCGATACGGCATATAAGTATATCAGCGCTAACGATCCGGCGAAGTGGAACGCCCTCTTTAAGCAGGAAGTGTGTACCAAGCCCTTCGATTGGTTCGTATGGGATACTTGGTCCGAGCTGCAGTGGCATCTGTTGCAGGAGCTGCGGTCTAAGGAATCCGAGATGAAGGGTACGGGCCTCAATTTCCGGAAGAACATCGGCATTCAGCATTGGGGTCAAATGACGGACCTTAACAAGCTGGCCATCGAGCAATTACGTGATTGCAAAAACATTAACCAGCTGTTCTTGATGCAACAGACCATGACCAAGGATGAACTGAGTGGCCAGATTTACGGCGGACCTGCTATCCACGGTAAGCTGGTTCAGGAGATCCCGGCGTACTTTGACATCGTCATTCGGACCTACGCGAACCTCGGCGGTAAATTCTGTGCCACCACAAAACCTGTCGGTAAGTGGACCGCCAAAACTCGTATGGGTGTCGGCAAGGAGTACATTGACCCGACTGCTAAACAAATCTTCGGCTAAACGCCGGCTGCTGCCTATCGGCAGTAGGTTGCACACAAGGGGCTTCGGCCCACCTCGAGGTACTTCCCACTCGAGCCAACGGCTTGTGTGCAACCTACCGTCGATTGACGGTAATAAATTTAAGCCGACCCGAGGCGTTAATCGGTACGGGCAGTAAGGAGCCCGGAAAGGATACTTATGGCACTGAATCTCGATTTTAGTAGCGTCCCCAGCCGCGATCCCCTGGAAGAGGGTGTCTATCTCCTGCAGATCTCTGAGGCCCAGGAAAAGACGAGCAGCACCGGCAATCCCATGATCAGCGTAACCTACGATGTCGTCAGCACTCAGGAAGGCGAGGCCGTCGAGGGCAGCCGCAAGCTGTGGGATAACTACAGCCTGCAGGCTCAGGCGCTGTTCAAGCTGAAGGAGCTGCTGGAAGCCCTGGGAATCGACACCGCTGCCGTGGTCGACCTGGAGGTTAGCGATCTGGTGGGCCAGCAGGTTCTGGCCAAGGTTGTTCAGGAGACCTATAACGGCGAGCTGCGCAACCGTGTGAAGAAGATTTATCCTGCCTGCTGATTCAAACAGCACGTCGGGGTGAGAGGCCCGTTCGTTGTTACTGAGCAACGTATAGTTGCGGAGGAGAGCGGGCCTCTCCTTCTTCTTACCAATTGGGAGAGGTACGAAGGATATGATTTATGACCAATTCTTGCACTATGAACGCCAGACGGATAATCAACTTTATGCATGTTGTCCTTTCCATGCCGAGAAGACCCCGTCGTTCACTGTAAATGAAGAAACTGGGGAATGGTATTGCCATGGTGAATGCCAGGTAGGAGGCTCCGAGAAAGAGTTCATCGCCAAGTATTATGATGTCTCCTTGCAGGTCGCTAAGGCAGCAGTTGCCCAGTATGAAGCTAACGGCACATTACCCTTTCCTACGGAAGAGCAAATTGAACAGTATCATCAGGAACTCTTAAAACATAAGACGGACCTCGAGGAGATGTACGCCTATGGCTGGACTCCTGAGATCGTCGACGAGCTGAAACTTGGCTTTGACGGCCATCGAATTGGCATTCCGGTTAAGTCCAGAACTGGTTGCTGGGTGAATATTCGATGGTATCTGCCGGCACATCGTCGTACACCTGGGAAGAATGCCATCAAGTGTATCAATGCCAAGAAGCTTGGCCAGAAACGTTATTACCCCTATCAAGCCTTTGACGGTCAGGAAATCTTCATTGTTGAGGGTGAGAAGGATTGCATTGCGGCGCGTGCTCAGGGCCTCAACGCAGTGACAAGTACGGGCGGGAGTGCTATTCCTACAGAGGAAATCTGGCTGTTCAAAGATAAGGACGTAGTCCTGATGCTGGACACAGATAGCGTGGGAAAGCGAAATGAAAAGACTTACATTTCTCTCCTGCGCAACATAGCGCGAAGTATTCGCGTCGTAGAGTTGCCAGTGAAGGACTTTGCGGACTACTTCAAAGAGACACATGATTCAGATGTCTTGCAATTCGCTCAGGACCTGGTTGAGTTGCAACAGGCGGAACAGAATGTCGAAGTTCAAGATGTGTCTCTGGTACGTAGTGAGTTCTCGGAACATTTCAACACATGGCTGAAGCTCAATAATATGAGCGTCGTAGGCGTCGAGCCCAAAATCTATACCATTCCTACTAAGATTAGAGCGACTTGTCGCAACGCTACTTGTAGCAAACCTTGTCCATTGGCCTTTCAGAACGAACCTCAGACGATTGATATCGAACCTCGGCAGATTCTTCAGTTTCTGGATTCTTCTGATACGGCTCAGGATTCTTTAGCTCGCAAACTGTACGGGTGCAAATCGGTCATTACCGAGCCCGTTGAGTATACCAATGTACAGAAGATTATTTTCCAGGAGAGCGCCAGCTTTATTGATGGCTTGGAGGAGTCTTCGTTCGAGAGTCGCTACGGAATCTACATGTATAACGATTTCCGCTTGAATGCGACCCTTAAGTACAATTTTGAAGCATGCCGCGTAACGGATCCTCGTTCTCAACAGAACTACTATATGATTAGGTCCGCAGAGAACCTGGCGATGTTGCGACCAGTGGTGGATGTGTCGAGCTTCGAGAAGTTTCGCCAGGTTGCAACGAGCTGCGGCAGCATGCACGAGCTAATCGACAAGCACTATCAGGAATGGATGCCTGCATTGGCTATTGAGGGCCGGCCTGATTTGTTTGGGGCGCTCATGTTGACCTATTGTAGTGTAACCGAGATTCCTTGGCAAGCAGGTCTTATTAAGGGATGGCTGGATACGATGGTTATTGGTGATACACGTACAGGCAAATCTCAGATGGCACAACGGCTTGTCAAGGTCCTCGGTATGGGTGGTTACATTAACGGTGAGAATGCTCGGCGTACGGGCGTCATCGGGGGTGTACAACGTTTTGGTGACTCCTGGGTTATTACCTGGGGTGCCATACCTATGAATGATAGGGGGTTGCTGATAATTGATGAAGCATCAGGTCTTGAAGTCGATGATATCAAAGATTTATCGAGCACTCGTTCTTCAGGTGCTGTCACTCTTAATAAGATTGTTAAAGGTGAAGCCCGAGCTCGTACAAGACTTATTTGGCTTTCCAACCCAAGGTCAGGGCGAAATCTATCTGATTTTTACTGGAAGGGGTACGGAGCCTTCCAAGAGTTCATTCCAGTTGCTGAGGATCAAGCACGCTTCGACTTGGTGCTCACTGCAGCAAGGGAAGATATCGATGTCCTTGATGGGATCGATGCCGAAACGCAACCAGAACTCAGTAAGTGGCTCGACCTCATCAACGCGGCGTGGGCTGTTACGTCAGAAGACATAATCTTCCCACCTAACTTTAAGACTAAAGTTCGGGAAGTTGCGCATAAGCTCAATGATGATTACGGTGGAGGACCGTTGGTTGTAGGTGTAGCTGTGCACGAGAAGCTTCTCCGCTTATGTTGCGCAACAGCCGTTCTATGTGGCGAGTTTTATGATGGGAAGCTTCGTATCTCGGAGAAGCACCTTGAGTGGGCTGACGAGTTTTTGAGATGGACACTCGAAAAAGAATCCTTCTCGTACGCAAGTTATATTCGGGAGTTCAAGCGAGCACAATCTAAGAAAGCGGAAAACATTCAGTTTATTCGTGGATTGCTTAGCGTACATCCTGCATTGCGGGTACTACTCTCCTCGAGTAGTTTCAAAGGTTTTCAGTTCCAGGAGATTCTTGGTATCGACCGTACGGACAGCGCCAAGATTCTTTCGGACTTGATTACACGGGGTCTTATGCGGCCTGTATCCAATGCTACATATGTCCCTGATAAATTGTTGATGGAAATCGCTAAGCAAATGGAGCAATAATGGAGGTGTAAAAAATGGACGATAAGGTGTTAGCGCCTTTGGACACGGAGGTGGTCCTGAAGTACTTTAATAAGTATCCGAAGTTTGAAACTTTCATTGGTGCCGGAACCATCAGTCTTAAGATGGCTCGAGAGATTCTGGATATCGATAGGTACTTAATGTACAATATCTTCTGTGAGCTGGTGACCGCCGGAGCTATCACGGCGAGCGGAGCTAACGGATTCCGTGCAACGAAGCAGTTGCAAGCATTCTTAAGGGAACGTCGCGCTGTTGCGCGTTCTACGTCGGAGGACCCGACGGTATAATAAAAAACCGAAGGAGGTTCATGTAACATGAACAAGAAAGCAGTAGTCCTGCTAAGCGGTGGTATCGACAGCACCACTTGCTTGGCAATGGCCGTACAGAAGTACGGGGTCGATCAGGTGATCGGTCTGAGTCTTTATTACGGTCAGAAGCACGCCAAAGAAATGCAGTGTGCTGAAGCCGTAGCAAAGTACTATGGGTGCGATCGCATCGAGCGGCAGGTCATGGGGGCATATGATTTCAGCGACTGCTCCCTTCTCCAGGGCAACGGG